CCTGCAGATGAACGAACAGTCATGGTGTTCTCCGGTTAAAAAATGTCAGGTTGAAATGCTGGCGTCATTGCGCCGGGTGCGGTGGCGAACCGAAGCCACCAACTGACACGAGGCCAGGGCGGTTTCCGCTTCGTCATCCACCCAGCTCAAGTGGCAAGTGGTGTCGATGGCCAAGCCGCCCAAGCGGCCATCGGCCATGATGCGGCGGTAGGCTTCGGCGGCGATGGCATCGGCGGCGTCTTCGGCCTCAATCGCAGGCGTGCTTTCGGTGCTGCGCACAGACCGGGCCACGCACTCCACGCGCACACGGGTGTTCCACTCGGTGGTGGGGCCCAGCGCGGTGGGGCTGGTGGGGCTGTCGGCCAGGTACACAAACACCTGAGCACCAAACTGCTCGGCCATGGGGCGGCGCGAATGCGACTTCACGCCACCATCTGCCAGCGGATCGCCCGTATTGAGGGCGGCCACAATGGCATCGCGTATTTGCTTTTGCGCGGTATTGCTCACAGCACAGCCTCCAGCATGCAGCGCGTCAGGCCAAAGCCGTCTTGCGCCAATTCGGCAATGCGGAAAGACCGCGTGCCAAACGTCACCACCTTGCCCACGGGCGCGCTGGGCACGTCCTTGGTCAAGATGATGAGCTGGGGGGCTGTGCTCATGCCCGACACGCCTTCCAAAAACACCTCATCGGTCGGCTCGATGAAATCGGCCGTAACGGGCAGGCCATCCACGGTCACGCCATCACCAAAGACCTGAACGGCCATGGTGTTGGTGCGATCTTGCAGGGCTTGCCAGTCAATCATGGTGTGCTCTTGGTCGGGCGGTTATCAGGCAGCTTCGCCGGGCACGCCGGTGAACTTGACCAAGCAGTCGGTCGCACCGGCTGCGGCGGCTTCAAAAGCCACGCAGCCAGGGCCGCCGTTGCCGATCTTGAAGTTCTTGGCCACGGCATCGAACAGAACGTAATCGCCCTGCGCCAATGCGTCACCAGACTTTTTGGGCACGCGGAACACGCCTTCAATTTGCACCGATGCCACGGCACCGATGGCGGCAGAGGTCAAGGCCACGCCTGTGAGCTTGCTCATTTGGACCACATCGCCAGCGGCGATAGCGGCGGCAGCGGTGTGGTTGACCACCATGCCAGGTTGAACGAATCGAGTAGTCATGTGGGTTTCTCCGGTTGACTGAATTTGGTGGTGCGTGGCCCGCCATCATTGGCAGGCCACACAAAGAGGGTTTAGGCCGCGCCGGGGTTGCGCACAGCACCGCGATAGTCGATGCCTGCGACACCGTAGTCCAGGCGCACTTTCCAGCGGGCACCGTCCACGGTGAAGCCGTTTTCGAGCTCCAAGAATGGCGTGTCGTTGCCGTCCAAAAACGCGACTTCCATCACTGGCGCTTCGCCGGGGGCTGCAAACATGTAGTAGCCGGTGCCGGTCAGGCGGGGCGTGTCCACAATGTCGTTCAGCAAACCGCGCACCTGGTTGGGGCGCTGCAGCTTGTTGGCGGTGTCGGGGTCGTACTGCGCATCGTTGATCACGCGGGCAGTGCCACCCAAGCCAATGGGGAACAAGCCAACGGCGGGGCGCAAGTCCAAGAAATCGTTGTTGCCAACGTCTTTTTGGCTGGCCATCAAAACGCGCATGCTGTCAAAGGCCAAGACCGATGGCGCGGTGCCAGTGCCGATCAAGTTGCCGTGGTCAGCGTGGAAGATGGCCTTGCCGTCTGCCAGCAGGGGGCCGTTGCCGCTGTTGGATGCCAAAGCGGCATACACATCAGCTTCAACCGTGCGGCGTGCAGCGCGGCCCAGGCTTGCGGCCAGACCCATGAATGCGCCCAAGTCATCGTTGATGATGGCTTGGCGGCTCAGGTTGATGATGTAGCCCTTGGTGTTGGCGGCAATGCTCGACTTCTCACCGTCAGGGATGGACTTGTTCGTGAACTCGCCCAGCTCGTTGACCAGCTCCAAGTTGCCCAAAGAGCCCACGCGGTAGCGGTTGTGTGCGCGGAAATCGCTCACCGAACCACGGGCGCAGAAACGGCTCCAGGTGTCAGGCGCTGTCATGTACGCCATTTGCAGCGTCTTGTACATCGCGTTTTCCAGCAAGACGGGGAAGTCGCTGGTGCTTTGCGTGAACGAAGCGGCCACGATCTGCATCTTGTCCATCGTGTCGGTCTTGATGCCAGCGGCTGCCAGCGAAGACTTGGCCATGTCCAGCAAAGTGGTGCCACGGAATGGGTTGCCAGCGGCCACTGCTTCGCGGGTCTTGGCATCGGCCACACCGGCGCGCACCATCAAGGCGGCACTGGCGGCAGCGCGGCGCTTGTCGGTTTCGTCGGTCACAGTCACCACATGGCCAGCCACGGGGGTGGACTGTGCGCCCAGGTGCGCCAACAGGCGGGCACCAGCGGCATCAGGGGTGATGGTGGCGTCATCTTCGCACGCGGTTTGCAAAGCTGCCACGCCATCGCGGGATGCGAAAGCGGCAAACTTGGCGCGGATTTCCGAGCGGCGGGTTTTGTCAGCAGCCAGAACGGCTGCAGCATCGACGGGTTGCAAAGCAGCCGCCGGATTAGTTGCCTGATTGGGCATAGGGTTCTCCAAAGGTTGTGTGGCGGCTGCCACGGGTTGGGCCTCAGCCGCTGCGGGTGCGGCGGCTGTCGGCTTGCTCTCGGTTGCAGTGCCGGTGGCCATCAAGGCCACGGGCACATTGCGAAATCGGCTCAGGTCAAACTTGGCGGCGCTGGCCAGCATGGGGGCGGCGGCCACCACGCCATCGGCAAAGCCCGCATCGACCGCTTGGTCGGCGGTGTACCAATGGTCATCGCCATCGGTCAGCAGGGCCAGCATTTCCTCTTTGGGCTTGCCGGTCTTGCCTGCGTAACTGGTGCTCATGGCATCGGCCCAAGTGTCCAGCATGTCGGCGGTGCGGCGCAGCTCGGCGCTGTTGCCACCGGCATACGTCCAGGGCGCGTGAATCATCATGGTGGCGTTTTCGGCCATCTCGACGCGATCACCGGCCATGGCGATCAGGCTGGCAATGGATGCGGCCAAAGCATCGACCACCACGGTCACGCTGGCCTTGTGGCGCTTCATGGCATTGTGAATGGCGATGCCATCGGTCACAGCGCCGCCAATGCTGTTGATGCGCACCGTGATGGTGTCGGCATCCAGCGCGTTCAGCTCTTTGATGAAGCTGGTGGCGCTCACAGACTGGTCGTCCCACCAGCTCGCGCCGATGTCGCCATAGATCAGAATTTCAGCCGCTGCGGATGCCCCCTGCGCGGCGCTGGCCACCGGGGTCATCTTGCGAATGGAGTACCACTGCGGCTGATCAGTGGCTTGTGTGGTTTGCGTCATGCCCGCAAATGTACCCGCTTGAAATTGCCAATACGGGCCAAAGTGCGGAAAATCTAAACAGCGGGCAAAAAAACACCCGCACGAATGCGGGTGCAAGTCCCAACGGTTCTCAGCCGAAAGGCAGGGAGGCTCGGGGGGGGATTTTGCAGCAAATTGGCTTTCGCTACAGGCCAGCCCATGGGCTCGAAAAATCTCGCCAGCATTTACCAACGCGGATTTTGCTGATGTGCGCCTGAGCGACGCCAAATTTTTCTGCAAGCGTCTTTGTTTTTTCGCTGCTTTGCCGTATCTCCAAAACCATGGCGGCTGTCAGCTTAGCTTGGCTTTTCCGCTTGGCGGCCGCAATCTTTGCGCTCCGCACCGGGCCAGACATCAGGCCAAGTGCCCCGTTCTTTTTGGCTAAACGCTGGTGCGTGGTGGCCTGCATGTGCTCAGGCTCAATGCACAGGGCGGTTTCGCATTGCATGGCAATGATTTGGCCGGGCGCAATTTCCCCGTGCTCATCTTTCCAAATCTCTCGCCGCACCAAAAGCGTTTTGCCGTTTCGCCTAAATGCCGGGTGCCCATTGCAGCAAGAACGCTGCCAAACGGCGCACCCCGCATCGTCCTTGGTCCTGTCCAAAAGCTCAGAAAAAAGGCTCACGGCTTTTTCTTTCTTGGCTTTTTGACATACGGCTCAACCCCATGGTGCGCCATGATGTTGATGTGCGGCGCGTGGTCGCGGGCAAGCGCAATCGGCGGCACAAGCCCGCCAGACGCGGTTTGAACAACCGCCTCGGCCACAGACTTCGTTTGAAACAAAATCCGCTCCAGCCTGATGCGCTCGTTTTCTTCTGACTCGCGTTCTTCCTGCGCCTCAGCCAATGCCGCCTCAAGCGAATCAATGTGCAACGCCGCCCACTGCAACAAAGAGCCGAAATCGGTGCCTTTGTGCGCAAGCCCAGCGGCTTGCAGCTTTTCCTTAATCTGGCTCATCAAAAATCCTTGCTTGAGTGTTTTTAGGCTCGGTAAGTTTGCCCTGCTTGCTGCGGTTCTTTTTCAGCCATGCCAGCACATCATCGCGCACCAGCTGATCGGCACCGGGCAAGTAGGTGTAGTGTTCGCCATTAAACCGAATCCCCCCATAAAACCGGGTGATGCTGAATTGCGAATTGAGTACGCCATCAATCAAAAACGGCGCACGGCGGTGCAGTCCGCTGAGGTCAAGCAGGGTAATTTGATCCTCGGTGATTTTGTGCGCAGTCACGCCCTCGGCGCCTTGGGCAAAAAGGCCCAATGCGTAGGCGTGTCATCACCCGTCAATTGCCAATGGCATTCATCCTGATGGTTCCACTCGTACCAGCCTTCGGGCCAATACGCGGTGCCATCCTCTGAAAAATCCACATCTCCCTGAAAATCGCCATGACCGACTTCTTTGCTTTGCTCGGGCACCCACATGGCGCGCAGGGCCGAGTAACCATTGCTCACCAGCACCGCCATTTCAGCGGGCGGCTTGATGTCGGCCGCAATCCATGGGCTGCCCGATTG